ACAGTAGGCGTGTGAGCTCCAGCACTAACTGTCGAAACACCGTGGGTATGTGCTCCAGCGCTCGCAGCCGTAGAATTCGATAACGAGTGAGTATGAGCTCCTGCAGAATTTGCCGTGACACTGTGGGTGTGGGCGCCAGCTTCAGCCCCGGTACCACTCACATTGTGGGTGTGCCCTCCTGCACTGGCTGCCGTGCCACTATGGGTATGAGCTCCCGCACTGGCGGCCGTAGAATTTGACAGCGAGTGGGTGTGAGCCCCAGCAGAACCGGTCGTAAACCCGTGGGTATGCCCCGGAATATTCGCCTCGGTCAGCGTCTTGGTCATGGATCCGTATGTCTGCCCTGCCGTATACGCAGAACTGGATGCCAGCAGGTACTGACCCTGCAGCTTCACCCATGTCCCACCGCCCAGCAACGTCGCAGGATTCGCACTACTCATCGTCATAAAGATGCTCCCGACCGGCCATGCATCCAGCGGCGTGCTCATAGACACAGCCCCGCTGGCATTCGGTTTGTTCCCATTGACCGAACCGGCAAAACTACGCTGGATTGCATTAATCAGGCCGCCCGGATCAGAATCCGTAGAATCATACCCGCGCTGCGCCAGCACCGATGCAATCGCATAGGCCATGACAGAACACTGCCGGTATAATTTATTGTGCAGCTTCGGTGCGGCAAGCCCCGGCGTTACGCCATTTATCCGCTGGCTCTCTGCCAGGTATTCCTGGTCGGTATCGATCGCAGTCAGCGATTCATCAAAAATCTGAAAATTATGTGTAGCCATATCCTATCCTCCTTATTAATCCGGCTCAACCCAGTGAGATTTGTAACCGGAATACTGCCATGTGTTGAGGTCATACGAGAACAACGGCAACCCGGTAGTGTCTGTGATAGTCATCAGGTTTATGCGCACACCTTCAGCCTTCGGCACAATGTACCCATTGGTAATCAGCTCCCGCATGAGGGTCGTAAATTCCCCTACGATAACCACATTGAACGTCATATCCTGCATGTCCTGAATCTGCAGGATGATATCCGGGAAAAGAACCGCCCACGCCTCATACAGCTCATCCAGATTACCCTTCCAGTAATTCTGTATAATCCGTGCCTTGATCACCAGCCGGTAGGTGTCATCATCCATGACCGGGCTGGATCCGTCTGCCGGATAAAAAGACAGCAGCCGGGAAACCCCCGTAATACGCCCTATCACATCCAGCTGCTGCCCGATTGCCAGGTCAAGGTCAAACGCCTCCAGAACCTCCTGCAATACACTTGCATGGGTCAGCCCTTCCGACAGTAACCATAGCAGCCAGCTGGTCAGTTTAGGCTTTGTTTTGTATTCAGACGTCAGCAACCGCCGGTACCCGTCCAGCAGAACATCATCGTCACCGCCAATCAAAAACTGCCGTGTGGTCAGAATCGTTTCTGTCCACCCTTCCGCACCGGTCAGCACCAAGTCATACAAATACGACCCATACGGCAGCACCGCCGTGTCATCCGTCCCGAACGGAATCACCGGCGTGGATACCACCTTCCGGATCAGATTCTGCTGGCTGTCAATAGACTGCCGCACCGTAAAGGTCAGCGTGTCTCCGGGAACCATTTCATACGGTGAACTATCTGCCCTCCGCACCTCGACCGGGATATCCACCGGATACCCGCGAGCTATCCGAATATTAAAATTGTCATCAACCTCATACAGCATGACCTACACCCCCACCGAGATGTGCGCCAGCTCAATGGTCGCCACTTCCTTATACCCGATAGCGATATCGCTCGCCGCCTGCGAGCCGGCTGTCCTACCGATCCGCACCGAAGCCACACCAAAATTCGGGTGCTTTACGTCCGGATTCACCGCGATTGCTACCCCGGTAAGCAGACTCACCGACACGTCTGCCGAAATATCAAACCCGGTCAGATAGTCATATATGGCCTGCTTTACCTCATCGGCCATGGTCGACAGATACCCGGAATACGGCGTCAATGTCACCGTCACATGAATAGGTACCGCGGTAGGCCGGTAGAACCGAATTACATTGGCATACCCCCCGGCATCCGTGATCGATGTGCTGATATCCCCGTTGGTATAGCACCCGACGCCCTTATGCCTCAGGATCGCATCCGCAATAGTCTCCGTATCGCCACCCTCGACCACACAGGTAATGCTGTGCGGCGGAAGCCCGTACGGATTGGTCTCCACATTGACCGCCGCACTGTTGGTGTCATTCTCATACACGGCCAACCGCTGGACGTTATCAATCGCCGCAATAGCCGCATAGGTTCCTGCCAGCATGGTCTGCGATGGGCCTGCCACAGAAGCCGTCTGCCGGACCCGCAGCTCCCCATCCGTTTCCTGTAATTCCCCGGGAACCGCAGGCGCCGGATTGGTTACACCCAGCCACCCATAAGTGGGCGTGTTGATATTGACCAGCTCCCCGGCACTCGCAGCCACAGGCCCGACCTCGCTGCACGTTGCCGTGACCGTTACACTCCCAGACGTCGGGATGGAAACGTTGGCCGGCAAATTCCACACCGTGCCATTGGCATCTGTGACCGAACCATTCACGATCTGCGTGTACGGTGTGCCGGTAATGACCACATCTGCCGTGGACCGGCTGCCGGGTTTTCGCGCGATGCCATTGATCTTGACCACGCCATCCAGCCCGACGCCCACAGCTGTAACCGGACTCCGGCTGTTGTAGGCCATCGCTACGCCCTGCAGCGTGTCGTATGTTTTCAGCGCAAAAATGGATATCAGCTGATAATCCGCGCTGTCATTTTCGAGATAAATATCGTCCCCGAAGATGGACTTCGCACCGTTCACCATATCGTCGACTATGTCCTGATAGGTCGGATAATGGAAGCCTGTCTCATCGATATAAGGCGCAAAATAAGCCATCAGCCCGCCTCCTTCACATTAGACACATATAACTCCCCATAGACCGTCTCAACAGCAGCCGTGAAGCTATACGCGCGTTTATTGCGGTCGAACGTGGAATCAAACTGAGTGATACCCAGCACATCCCGGGTGTCCCCGATCCGTTGCCGGAACACAATATCGACCGCCTGCAGATGCTGTTCAGACCCGGACCCTGCCAAGACCTTTTCAAAAAGCGGCAGCCCGTCCTGCTGGTCCTCCCACCATTCGCCATACAAAAGTAAAAGCCGGGATTTGACCGCCTGTCCGACGGCCTCCCGGCCTGTTAAATAATCGTTCTTCCCATGCCCAAAAACATAATCCCAATTTTCGTCAAGTCGCCTGTTCAGCACGCTACTCCACACCTCCTGACGTCCCGCTGCCGGTATCGACACCGGTGTGTTTGTGCCCCAGAAAGCTCCGCCCGTCAATGGTCGTCTGCCCCCCGGAGATAGTGACCTTCCCGGTGATGTTCACATTCCCACCGCCGGTCCCGGTCGTATTGATGGCCCCAGCATCCAGATTTATGACCGACGCCTTTATGTTCACAACAGAACCCTTTAGCTCCACATACGCGCTGCCTGCCTCATTCCGCAACTGACAGCTGTTTGTGGAATACCCTGAAACTTTCCGCGGCTGGCTCCATGGCCCCGGAATCGCAAACGCATCCGACAGGTCATGACGCCGGGTATCAATCTGGTTCTGTACACCACTGTTCTGCCACCACGCATCGATGCAGTTATCCCCATAGACCACCAGCACCTCATCCCCTGCCGTGATTGGCAAGGTCAGGCAATACCCTCCTGCCCGTGGGAACACGATCGGCACATCCAGCAACAGCGGAATTTCCACCCAGTTTTCCACACCATCCTCGTTCATTCTTTCCCGGATGGCCACCTGCACAGTGACCGTCTGCTGACTTGGATCGTACGCCTGCACGATCCCGGGAGCCGCCACCCGGATCTTGTTCATCGTCTGCCGCTGCCGCATCAGGTCCATGCGTTCCGGCAACGGATTCATCTCATCCAGACTAATCATGCGCCCTCCTTATGACCCATTCGCATACGTGCCGCCGTTGGTTAAGATACCCGGCAGCGATGCCGCGCCATACCGGCTCAACCCAACGATGTCTGTATACCAGTCATTGCCCCGGGTATCGCCCCGGTGGGTGACCTCGATGGCCTGATAGATCCATTCATCGTCCAGCGGCAACTGTTTCTGCCCCGGCATCAGCGTGGTCTCTTTAATTTCCGAGCGCGCGATCTTAATCTTGGTCATCAGCTTGATGGACGGATTCAGCAACACCCGAAAATTCAGCCCGTTGGTGGTCTGCTGCGGTACGCCTATCAGCCCCGTATACGGGTCAATGACCAGCGCCTCATCATCCGCCACATCCGTCAGCTTATACAGGTTCACC